CTCCTGTTCTTTCTACTCTCCATCCAACAGTTCTACCATCTGAAAGCCTAAATACTTCGGGTTTTAAATCTAAAGTATTTAAGTTATGAGTAACTGTAAATGTTGTTCTACCTCCTGCAAAAACTCTTGATATAGAACTTTCAGCACTATCTAAGTTAACTGCAAAAAATGCTTTTGGTATGTCACTCGTTAAGGCAATGTCTCCATCTTTAGCTTGATGTGTTTGTGTGTAATCTGTTGCACTTGGTGTGTGAACAACTATTAATTCACCTGCAAGACCTGTGTTGTAAGCAATCCCATTTAAAACAGGGTAATCATCTGATTTAACTATTTGTTCTTTTCCACATAAAGCAATTGCATTTATAACATTCTGCTTTAATGTTGAGTTTTGAGAACACATCGTTGCAGGGTAGTTTGGTAGATTTAAAGAAACAATATCTAATGTTTCATTGTCTCTTATTGCAAATCCTCCGGTCTTGGTAAAATCTCCTTTTAATAAAAATAATGATGCTTGATTTCCATTGCTTAGTGTTACACTTGGAACAGAAACACCTTGAAAAAAATCTTCATCTTGAATAGTAACACCAAATGAAGTCATACTTAAAAAGGTTTGACTATTTTCAAGAAGAACATTCCCATCAACTCCTCCTTGTCTTAAGTCTAAAAATGCTGATCCATTAGTAGCCTTTACCACTTGGCCATTGTCAATTGATATGTTCCTAGCTCCAGTTGTGAATCCTTCTAACAAGACACTCGCCAAGTCCTGAGTATTCATATCATCTAATATGTTCTGCAACTCCTCTGAGATTTCATCAACACTACTCACCCAATTAACCCCGTCAAATAAATAAGATCCTTTAGAATAGAAGTTCCCTCCTAAACCTCCAGGAAGCCACTTTGTCCCTTGTGAATTTTGAACATAAGCTAATGATAAGGTTGGAGCAGTAGGAAAAGCTGCTATAAGAGCATTGTAATTTAAAAACACTCCAATATATCCTGTCCCAGAACCGCCTCCGCCTTGACTATCTATGTGAATTACTACACCCATTTAAGCCTGTTGTTTTTGTGTAAGTTCAAATTCTATTGTTCCTGTTGTTTCTGTTCCTGCATTATAAACGACTCTCATATAAACCCATGCTAAGTGATTATCGTCTACTGCATCATCTACTGAAACATTAGTCGAAAGATTGTTATACTCAAACCAAGTAGTATCATCATTAGAAACTTCAATTGTGTAAGTAGGATCTCCAACAGTTAACCCAGATTTAATAGGAGCTAAAGCCCACTCATATTTATAGCAACTTTGTATTGATTGAGATGTTTCTGAAACAGTCGCATCATGCGAAGTACCGTCTCCAAATTCAAACTTTGTTTTCTTAGGCTCATTCATAACCAACTTGTTTTTTTCTTTATTATTCCTTTAAAAGTAGGATAGTCTGTTAGGTTGTCGCAGATGTGCCATTGAATAGCATCATAACTACATATCCCTTCATTGTAAACTGTGTAAATCCTAGACTCAGAAAACTCTGCTTCCCTCGAAACCTCATTACTATTAACAATGTTTCCTGTATTAGTGTTCTTTACTTTCTGATCTCTTGTGTATTTCCAGAAGATAAACTTCTCAACCATCTTAACTATTCCCTCAGACCTCCATCTTCCACAGTTGTCATCCTTACAAAAAGGCTCATATATATCAATGTAGATTTGCGTCTGAGGAACTCCGTTAAGTAAGTCCGCAACAAATAAGTCGTATAACTCACACCCTAACAAATCTTGGAGGTAATCAACCTCAAACTTATCTATGTACTCTTGAAGGCCATCTTCTGTGTGCTTGTTTGTAGCAATACAAATTGGTGCTGATTCAAAGTCTTCTGGTGTTATGTTAAGTATTGACATTATTTTGTTTTTATCTCTATTTTAATCCCAAAGTCTAATTTATTTAGACTGTTCTTTAATCGCCTCCACACTTTATCGTAGAGGCTTAGTCGTTTCCCTCTGACTTCTTTATTAATTTGTTATCATCATCCAGAACTAACTCATCATCTTCATTAATCTCTACTTCATCACCAACTTCTAATCCTTCTGCAGCCTCTTCATTTGCATCTATATCTTCTTGAGTTAATACGTGGTATTTAACCTCAACGTCATCATCTTTACAATCGTCACACTTCTCAGCTCCTCCTCCGCATCCTTCACAAGGAGAGTTTGAGCCATTTGCAGCTGCTTTATGCTCTTCATAAGTAGAGTTTACTTTAAGCTTTGACAACTTAACATTATAAGCATCTAACTGCTTTTGAGTTCCTTCTTCAGCATATCCATCTGCTATAAACTTATCAGCTACATTGTCACCTACTTGTTTAACTGCTCCTTTAGGGATTCCTGCAACGTGTTCTTTTTTGAATTTTATGATTTTCATCTTGAAGTATTTTAAGTTAGTAATTCCTTTTACCACCAAAACCTCCTACATTTCTGCAGGAGGTTTAAGTTATCTAAACTTTATATTAAGGCTTATCTATTGCAGTTATTGCTGCACCTATATCAGTACACTTCATGAATGCATTTTGCCAGTTAGTAGGAACTAAGAAGTTCAATCTTTCTAATCCTTTAAGAGTAGCGATTTCTTTTTCCCAGTTATCTTTGTTTTCAAAAGCAACATCGATTTCTACCATTTGTCTGTCAATGATTTCTCCTTTCATTGCATCAAATACATAACAAGTGTTCTGTGCAACGATTGGGGTCCACATTACCATCATTCCTCCGATAAAAGGAGTTCCTCCTATCATTGTAACTCTTGAATCTAAATAGTTGTTATCTAAATCTTTTAAAGACTCTACGTTTTTAAACCAATCACATTTGTTAACAATAACAACGTTTGGATCATAAGCTTCTTGCTGACCTAACTCAATGATTTGTGTTTGCATTCCTAAAATCAAATCTACCATATTAGCAGCTTGAATAGAAGCAGTTAAAACACACGCTACGTTAGCAGCAGAAAACTCAGAAGAGTAAGAGTCAATAGAATTTAAGTTCTCACCTACTCCATCTCCTAATAATAATTGAGAGTCAATTCTTAACGCTAAAGATTGATTGATTAATCTGTCAATACGACTTCTCATAAATGGATAGTCAGCAACAAATAATCTACAGAAGTCAATCATATCTTTTACAACTTTCGTTTCAATAGAGTTAACAACTAGCGTTTCTTTAGTAGTAGAAACCACCTCAGCACACTTAGCAACGTTTTGAGCATCTCTAACAACTGTGTTTTGCTCTACGTACTTATAGAACTCTGTAGATACAGGAGTTGTTGGAAATATTGAACGAATTTTAGGAGCTCTTACAGGTTGATCAATAACACCTTGTCTCATTTGAGCAAAGTCAGATCCTGCATTTATGTCTCCATAAGTTTGCTCTGCTTTATTAATCTCAACTTGAATACCTGTCTTAGAAGCTAATGCTTTATCAATAGCATCATCTTTAGTAGCATTGTCCCAAGCAGCTTTAACTATTCCTTCAAAAGTCTTTGGAGTAACATCCTCTCCATTACTGTTCTTGATAGAAGTAATTATTTCTCCTTGATTGATTTGAGTTTGCTTTAAAGTTTCAAACATTTGTTTGTAACCTTTCAACTGCTCTGCTAAGTTCTCAGCTTTCTCAGTATCGTTTTCAGCATCTTTCATTTGCTCAACTAAACCTTCTACTGTTTTCTCAATGTTTTCCATTGAAGCTTTGTAATACATTGCTCTTTCTTCAGAGGTTAATTTACCTATCTCTTCTTCAGATAATTTCATAAACGTTTTCACGCTGTCTACCATCTTAAACCAAATAGGTAAAGAAGCAACTGTTAATCCTCCTCCTACTGCGAAGCCTAAAGACTCCATTAATGTTTCTGCTGCAAAACCAGTCGATGCAGTAACTATTGCTACTGTCAAGATTGATAAGACTGTAATTGCAAATAATCTTACTTTTTTCATTTTAATTTGTTTTGTGATGAGCGTTTTATTTTTAACTCATCTGGTTAATTATTATTTATTAATATTCAAACTTACCAACGATCAAAGAACCCTTTTTCTTGAGTGTCCTCAGACGGCTCAGCTTTCGGAGTGATTACTATCGGCTCCTGTTTTTGATTATCAATTAGTCCTGTTGCAGAGTTAGATCCTCTTAATACAAGGCTTGACTCTCCAATATTTTTCGCTTCTGTTACAACCCAGAAGTACTCTATCTCTTCAAAATCTGATTTATTAGCAATACCATCAACGTTCTCTAAGTAACGTCCTAACTCTTCTTCATCTCCTTTGGCTTCACTATTCATTGCCAAATCAATGTTCACGTATTGCATCCTTACACTCGCTTCAATATCATCTCCAGAATCTAGCCACTCTTTGGCCATTGGATTAATAACATCTTCTTTCTTTACTTTATATATTAATGCTTGTGTGTTTCCTTCAAAGTTCTTTCCTATGGAACTAAACGGTATCTCAGAGACAAACATTTGAACATTTTCTTTTTTTACGACTACGTTGGCCATCTCCATTTTATGGTCGGTTAATAGGTAGTTTCGTCCTTGCTGCTCATTGATAGATTTGTTCCAGATACCGTCTTTGTGTAAGTCCCTATGACTATCCAATATCTTAGTAGTGTTAACAACTACATAATGATAGTTTGTATCTGTCATTAAACCTTTAGCAGCATCATTGAACTTTAATGGATCAATGTTTTTAAGGTTAACCCCTAACCCTTTCTCATGTGATTTAAAAATTTGAGCTTTCTTAAGTCCGATAATATCTTGTTTGCTTCTTTTTAAAGCCTTAAACATCTGGTGCTTATTATCAAAGTCTTTATTAAGTTCTTTACAGTGTATCATTTTGTGACAGTTTTATTTCCTTTTAACACTTTTATTTTTTCTTTAATAGACTCTTTAACTGAAGATGGTAAGTCTGGGTTGTTTAATCTATCCTCTAATATTTTTATTTGCGTATTATCCATCTGTTGGAGGGTTGTTTGGTTCTTCTACCATCCCTGTATCAGCAACTAACTCTCTTGCTTCGTTTTCAGTAAGGTCGAAATTCATCTCTAATAACTTAACTGCAGACTCTGGCTTAATCTTCCCTTCTCCTACTCTCATTATAATATCAGACATCCCTTTTGAAAGGTTAACTTGCTTAGCTGCTCTCTGAACTTGATCTGCTTGTAAAGCTTCTATTCCAGAAAGGTCTAATCTAATGTCATAAGTTGTGTTGTCTGCTTCATTCCATCCTGGAAGAATAAGTTCTTTATATCCTGCAAGGTGTCTTTCTAATGGAGGTATTACTGCGTTAGTGTAGAAGTTCTTCTGAGCTTCTTTTGCATTGTTGAACTTCTTATTAGCAGGATCATTAAACGTTCCAGAATCAGCACCGTATGCTGAACATAATTGCCTTAACGTAAGCACTCCATTTTCAATCATCTTTAAATCAGCAGGACTTAATCCAAATTGAGTGTACTTAACTCTCGCAGTTGTTCCTACTACTTGGTTAAATTTTGCTGCTCCTCCTAATTTATTATTGATAGTGTTTTGTAAATCATCCCCTTCTTCTTCAGATAAAGGATGTTCTCCTTCTGCAGAAAGCAATCCATTAGCTCCTCTATTCTTTATTGCGTTTGCTCCTGCATACATAAGCTCATTAGATGCTGATAAAGTTGCATAGGCTGCTTGTAACGGGCTTAAACCCATCCCGTGTAACAATCCTTCTTCTGTTGGATTAAAGTACTTTATATGCTTAACGTCTTCTTCTTCAATTGTTGTCTCTACTCCTTGCCACTTTACAATGTACTTAAGCGTGTAATCAAACAACTGTTTACCCATTTTCTTAATCTGAACTAACTGAGGAGGGATAATGTTAACCTGTGTTATCATGCTAAAACCTGCAGGAACTAATCCTGTTAAGAACTCATTACCTGTAGTCAGTTGATAACCTAGTGCGTCTTCTGTAAATTCAAACTTGTTTTGTCTTTTATTTGGATTCATTACTGAGTCGTAAAAAGCTCCAGAGGTAACCTCTTCTTCTTCTCCTGCTGCGTTAATCTCTACAATCTTGTAAGGGATGTTTGCACCTGTTCTAATTATCTTTGAGATAATAGAGTAAGTGTCTGTGTTTGAGGCATAACCTTCATTAATTAACTTCCAAAGCTTGTTATATAAATAACCAAAGCCAGAGTTGTATAGTGAAGAGGTTATGATTTTAGCGTCCTTGTATTTGTCAAGGGCTAGTGTTCCAAGATTCTTAATGATAGTTTTTGCCTTTTTTCTAAGGTAACTCATTCGTTAATTCCGTCTGATTTGTGATAGGCCTCTTAACCTATTTTTTGTAAATGTATTAATAAATATTTATTCTAACACAAAGAAATAACAACTTTTTTTTGATTTATTTTAAAATACTCTGTGTTTTCTTACTCCAATAACAAACCACTCTCTCATCATTATAGAGTCCCAATCATCCGGAGAACGGCCTATTAATGCTTTTATAGTTTCTTTTGGTATAACTGCAGGTTTACCATCTTTGTCAATATCTTTTAACTTCACTTGCTCCATCTCTTCGTTGACTAAATCCATTACCTCATTAGACTTACACATCTCAACTACTTCTCTCCTCTCTATTCTCTGTGCCATTCTAATACTACATTGACTTTTTAAGTTCTGGTAGTTCTCTTTGTTTAAAGCTTTACTGTTATTAATAAATCCTTTACAACCTAACTCATCCACTACTCCTCCTCCGACTCCATCTTCATCAGCTATCGTATGACTGTTCTTTATCTTAAAAGCTTTCTGTATTGCTTTAGCTTTCTCTGACACTTCTGTTGTCTTACTAACTAACATCTCATACCGTTTAACACAAACGAAGTCTTTCCAAACTCTAAAGACTGTTTTATCCTTTCCTTTCCTTGCAACGTCAATAGTCAAATAACAAGTGTAGTCTTCTGGAATCTCTACATGCTCTCCATTCCAATAGTCCATAATTGCATCATAACTTATCAAAGTACTCCTGTCATCATCATACTCCCAATCTCCGTCCCTTAATCTT